TTTAAGAATGGTGTTAGGGCATACCTTAACGGAGTTCCATTAAGTCGCAAACCTGTGCGATTAGAAAGGGCAGTCCAGCAAAGAAATGCTATTCTTAAAGGTGGTTCGGCAGATGAAATTAAAAGTTATTCTTTAAGCGAAGATGACATCAAACAAATTATTCCAACTCTAAAAGTTATGTCTTACCCACAACTATTAGAACACGACAATATTGACGATGTATTAGATGAGAAAGGCAGATTAATGCTTCTTTATTTAACGGAAGATGAAAGCACAGGGCATTGGGTTTGTCTGCTTAAAAGGGGTAATAAAATTGAATACTTTGACCCTTATGGAAATTATAAACCTGATGAAGAAAAGGAATGGTTGACCGAAGACAAATTAGAACAATTCGGACAAGACACAGACCATTTAACTAAAATGTTAGGTAGTTCAGGGTATAAGGTAGTATATAGCAAAGCACCATTTCAAGAAGACAAGCAAGACATAAATACGTGTGGAAGACATTGTGCCACAAGATTATATTTTAAACATTTGTCCTTACCTCAATATACGCAAATGGTTATAGATTCAGGAATGAGTCCAGATGATTTCGTAAGTGCTTTTACCTTTAATATGATGCGAAAGTAAACATTAGAAAATTAACTCACTTAATAATAAATGCTGAATATTGGTTCTTCTGTTATTCGTAGAGGTAATTCTCTTGCTGACCCTGATTACTTGTATTACAACGCATCAATCATCAACAACTCAACAGCAACAACACAACTTGCTGATGACCCTGCGATTGAATATAGTGACACACGTGCGTCTTCCTTAATGACTGATTCGAGCGAATATGTAGTGTCAGTTGAAAACTTTAAAATTGATGGAGGTGGAAAAAATTTACCTGTTTTTATTCCTGAGATTCAAACCCCAGTTGTAAATGTTAATAACACAATTTATAGTTTTACATTCACGATTAAAATAACAGATTCTCTAAATGTTGACTATTATTTCCAATCTACTCGCTTTCTACAATGGGAAACTGAAAATAAAGAATCTTGGACACCAGTTCCTTCAAGTGGTTCACCTTCTCTACCTTCAACTTATTATTATTGCTACAATATTGATTGGTTTTTACAAATGCTTAATAATGCTGTTGGAATGGCGTGGTTAGATTGTAAAAACGCTGCTCTATTAACTGGTGCTGCTCCTGGACTATTAATGGGAACTAAACCGCCTATGTTTATGTATTTGGGCGATGAAAAGAGATTTGTTTTCTTAGCAGACACCTTTTCCCTTTGGGGTGACATGAATATTCCTGTTGGTGGAAATTTGACATCTTTGAATACCATAGAACAAGTTGTTCCTACATTTAATCGTTCTATGTCAGCGTTTAGTCCATTTCAAGACCCAAAAACAGGCGCAGGTGCCGAATATAATACAAGTGAATATGCTATTTATGGTATGAATACGAATCTCGCCCAGTTAATTGCTAATTTACCTTCTAAATATTTTGGTAGTAATAGTCAATTGGTTGCTGGTGGAATTAAATTAGCAAGTCCTCTTGGCACGGAGTCAATTGCTACTACTTACGCTGCGAGACAAACTGCTACGATTTATTACCCTGAAGTTCAAATTCTACCAGTCCCTGAACCAAATGATTCTTCTTACCCTTCTTCTCTTCAACCTTATGTTTTTGGTTCATTATGGAGTGGTGCTACTTATACTTTTCCTTCAGGTGTAGGAGTTTCTCCAGCATTATTAACAACAAATAATCTTCCAGAGTATTTTAAGATTAAGGAAACTATGTCTTCTATTGGAACTATGTGGTCTCCTGTTAGTTCTATTGTTATTACAACAACCCATATTCCAGTAAGAAATGAATATGCTGTTAGCACAATCCCTTATGGTTCAGCAAGTATAGGGACAACTTCTGCTACAACTAACGCATTCCAAAAAGTTTTAATCGAGACCTCCGCAGATGAAATTGACACGGAGTCATTTAGGGGATTAATTCACTACTTTCCAAATACCCCTTCTTTCACCTCATTAGGACATGACCGAGATGGACTTACTAATGTTGATTTAAGAGTTTATTGGCGTCATCGTCTAACGAATCAATTAATTCCTATGACTCTTCCCAACCAAGGTTCTGTAAGTGTTCGCCTTCTTTTCAAACGCCGAGACGTTGAATAAAAATCCTTGCGTGTATTGTTTAGTTGAAAAAAAACCTCTCCATTAAATAAAATGTCGACAAGTGAAGTTTCCAAAGTAGCAGTTGTTGACCCTCGCATTGTCCAACAGCGTCCTTCTTATGCGGTTGAAAAGGGTGCTTTGTCCCTAACGAATGGTAAATATTCAGCAATCGCAAATTCAATTGCTTCTCAGACCTATAACATTCAAGTTCCCTCTGAAAATGTTTTCGTAGACCGAGCAGTTGATTGGACGCAACGTGTTTATGCTGTAATTTCTTTTACACTTTCTGCTGGTAGCACTAATGACCGACCTGTTCTAATTCCTGGAGTAAATATGTCCCTTGCTCCTTTCCCTTCTCACCAATGTGTTAATACTATGTCTGCTACAATTAACGATTCTACCGTGACCATTAACACTGCTGACGTTCTCCCACAAATTCTTCGTCTTTCTGACATGGCTGCTGCTCGTAAGCAACGCACTTGCCCTACTCAACTTGACAAACTTTATTCAGTGCCTGAGACGGTAGGGTATAGAAGTGCTACAAATACTTATTTGCTAACCCCTCAATCTGTTCTTGCTTCTGCTGGTGGTGGTTATGGTCAATCCGCTGGTGCTACTGAAGATGTAGCATGTGGTTCTTGGCCAGATTTCCGCTTTGAAGCACGCACTGCTGGAAGCGATTATTCCCTTGCCGTTGCTGGTTTTGAAGGTCTACCTGTTGCTCAAGCAGGTGGCGACACCGCTTATTCAATCAATTGCTCTTGGTTAACTACTGAAAAACTTGTGCTACCTCCTTTTATTTTCGGAGATGAATATGAACTTTCCACTGGTCTTTTTGGCGTTCAAAACATTCAACTCACGGTAAACATGACACCTTCTCCTGCTCGTGCTTTTCGTTTTGCCCCTACGGATGTTCTTGGTGGAACTTATGCTGTTGCTCCTACCGTAACCTACAACACAACTCTCGCAACTCCCTTTGAACAACCTCTCCTAAACGTCCAATTTCTAACTCCCCCAATTGAAGTTGACCTACCAGCAAAGTCAGTAGTTCCTTGGATGGAATTTCCTCGGTATATTTCCCCTTCTTTTACCGCTGCGAGTGGAACTGCCCTTGCTCCTGTTGAAACTATTGTTCAATCTCAAACCATCACACTTCCTTCCATTCCTGACCTGCTAATGATTTATGTAAAACCTCAGTCATACACTGGTTCTACCTATGGTGATTGGGTATTACCCTTTTCTAACATTTCTGTCAACTTTGACAACTTTTCAGGTCTCCTTGCTTCTCACACTCAGCAACAACTATACAAGATGTCTTGGCGTAATGGAGTTGATTTAGATTGGGCAACTTGGAGTGGTGCTTGTTGGTCAGGACTTGGTAAGAAACTTGCGACGGTAGGTGGTCCGCTTGTTCTCCGTCCTGGACGTGATTTCCCCCTACAAAGCGGACAAGCACCTGGACTCGTAGGCAACTTCACCTTCCAATTTACTGGACGTATTGTGAATACTACTGGTGCTGCTCAGGCAAACGTAAGCATCTATGTAGTAGCGGTAAATAGTGGTTTCTTCGAGACCATCAAGGGTTCTTCTCGCATCATCAAGGGTATTCTCACGGAGACGGACATTCTTGGAGCATCTCAGGTTGCTGCCCCTGATTCCCTTGCTCGTATGGTTGGTTCTGCCAAGCATGTAGGAAAGATGGGAAAGAAGCATAGTCCTATGTCCGCATACTGCTAAGGAAATTAAAGAATTTTAAACAGCAAAAATAATAATATAAAAAACTGGGATTATTTAATCTCAATTTTTTGTATTTTTTTCTTTAAGAACCACAAGCAATAAATAAAGTGTCTCCTCGTTGTTCAATACATTCAATAAAAATATGATTACACCACTTCTTTTGACGGCAATAATTTTCAATACTTTTCCACAAATCTAACCAAGTAGAACCAATTAGAAGGGTTTTTTGACAAGGTTTAAAATTTTCATCAAGAGAACCATAGCAATTTTCCTCGTCGCAACAACCAGCATTAATATATTTCGCAGTAAAGTTATGAGGTTGGGTAAAATCCCTTACTTCATTGTCATAATCATCGTAAGACCAATGTGTTCTTTCAATACCATTTTCTTCCGCAAGTTTGTAAAGAGCATCAATGTGATTGTCAACGTCAGGAGTATTATAGGACATTTCTTCTATACTTATATATGATTAGGTATGTGTAAATGGTTTTATATAAATAGCATAGTTAAATAGTGAATAGTTGTTTTTTGTAAAAGAACTTTTGAGAAAGTATATAGTAGAAATACCATGTTCCTTAATGGGGGAACAGAACATTTAAATTTTCATATACTTGTAAAATATAGAAAAACAAAAAAACATTATTTCATTAACTAACTATTTAAGGTTTAAATAATACTGCTTTATATAATACAAATGAGTGTCAAGGACGAAATTGAAGATTTTTTCCTTATTTTCCTAATGTCTTTACCTTATGCTGAACGCAAAGAAATTTGGAATGGTGCTGATTGTATGAATGCTTTGACTTGCGATGCCGAAGAAGATTTGAAAGAAGAAGCATGG